AGTTTGAACACTCCAGTGCTTGCATCATCAGTAACTGTGGTCAGAGTGGAGTCTCCAGGAAGTCCTCCTGCTATACTTGACTGTAGTTTTGCAACCACAAGACCTGTGGAATCCATCAGGAAATATGTGTTCTGGAGACCTGATGCATGGATTGCTACTGCATAAGTCTTGGAGTTGTAGTAAAACCCCTTGGATGCAAGTCCGACACTCCTCTTGAGGATTGAGGCAGAACCCATTGAAGATGCACTCACATCATAGGTTGCCGTCTTCACCAGATGGTCATAGTCATTGGTTGCGTAGTGTTCATATATGATTACAACATCTCCCTCAGAATCCCTCTGCATGGTCACTCTGGGGATTGCAGTTGCAGTAGCCTCAACGGTGTAGGTTGCAACTGCAGTCAGATCCTCCCTCAAACGGGTTACTTTCAAACCTGAAGAGTCTGAATTCTTGGAATATCCTGCATATACTCCTCCATTGACAGAATCCCGGTACACTGTCAGGGAGTCCTCTGGATCATTTGCAATCGTGGTGGGAGCAACAAACCCATTTGCAGAGGAACCAATGGCTCCTGTCTGGGTAATGTATCCAATCTGAACCTGAGATGAAGAGTTCCGATATGCAAAGATTCCTGCATTATCCTGATACACTGCTACATCTAACTGTTGCCCGGATGTTGCAGAATTGGATGCCAACTGAGATGCAGAACCAAATGTAGTAGGATCACTCTGGTCTAAAAGTTTGATGTCTATGTCATTATCTGAAGTCTCCACATAGACAATTGCCAAACGTTGATCCAACTCTATGACTCTGGGAAGTTTTCCTGTAGCAGAGATCAGTGTGTTGTTCTGGAGGACTGCTCCTGATGTGGCATCAATGACTGATGCTCTCACACCTCCCTGTGTGTCCTCCCAAACCATGCAATACAGACCTCCTCCATAGGCTATATCTGGAGAAGACTGTTCATAGTCATTCCTGATGATGTCTTCTGAAGTGATATTGACACTGAGTGTGCCACCCTTGTTCACCCACTCGGAACGTCCGTTGACATAAGAGTAGAGGATGGAGTCTGAGAACAGGAGTAACTCATCCTGGAAGGTGCTCAGTGCATCTCCTGAACTGAGTGCAGTTGCAGACCCAGACACAGAACGGGATAGTTTGGAATACCCGTTTCTCTTGGTGATCGTGGACCCTTTGGTGAAGATACCATTCTCCAGTTCCGTCAACTTGGACGGAAGGACCATCTTCTGGTCTGTCTTGGTATCTAAAGACCCAGAGAGGTCTATAGGTATGAGAGTCTTTTCAAGAGGCATCAGAAGAGGCAACCTTGAGGTCAGGTTTTTTCTCTTCTTTTTCTTGTGTCAAAAGGATCTCTTCCATACCAAGTAAACGGTGAAGTCTTGCTTCCAGTTGTGGAACTTTTGCCAGTTCGTTTTTAAACGATACGATCTCGTTTTGAACTTCTTCTAGTGTCATTCTTTTCCTTTTTTTAGTTGCATTATGCGTTCTCCAGTGTTGTTACTTTTGCGGAAAGTTCCTGGACTGCGTTATGCAGAATACCGATGTAAGTCATTGTATCAATACCAGTTGGTTCGCCATCATCGTTAATTGAGATAACTTCAGGTAGATGTTCAGCCGTCAGTTCAGCATCGGCAACCAATCCTAATCGTTTTTTCTGCCATTTGTTTTCAGGTCGCATCTCTACACGTTTGACTTCACACCAATCGTCAATCCAAGTCTTCAAATCACCATCAGGCATATTGTATAATGCTTTTTGTCTGTGGGAATTGTCTTCGGGGAAATATTCTTTCCAAACAGTTTCACCAAATTCACCTAAAACTGCTTTTTTAATTTCATCTGCGGAAACAAAAGGTTTGCGATTCCACTTTTGAGCAGGACAGGCTAATACCTTATCAAGATAACCTGAAGCATCTTCAATGTTTTCTTTATAGATGGCGAGTGAGTGAGTATCATATCCGTCTGCAATCATATTACCACTGCCGTCATTACAATCGAGGACTTGGCCGGGATCAGTTGTGTTGATGCCGACTTTGCCGTCTCCTAGTACTGTCATCAACGCAGTTGCGTTATTCTTTACTTGTAAAACTTGTTTGTCACCCCCTACATCAGCAATACCTGTGGAATTTGCATTAGCTCCAATAAGCTGAATGTTATTTACAGTATCAGCAGGAGAGCTAGTGCTAAAACCATAAAGTGATAAAGCATGTTGCCCCGCATTATCAGTAACACCGATCATTCTTCCACCACCTTCAGTTGCACTTTGCTGTCCTATTCTTATAAATGCATCTGTAGGTAAGTAGTTTGTTATTCCATGAGCCACATCAGCATCTGTTAAATCAACCCCATCTCCTTCACCTGCTCCTTTTACTGTTAAGATATTGCCAGGAGCAGACGTGCCGATGCCGACATTGCCAGAGGAGGTGTCTATAGTAATAGTATCCTCCATTGCTCCTGTACCGGGCCATCGTTGTATTCTAAAATCATTATTACTGTCTAAATACATACCTAAATAATTAGAGGTAGTACCAGATGCTTGAAAAGCTATTCCACCAGAAATTGCATCATCTCCTTTAATAGTAAGTTTGCTACCAATATTTGCAGTAGCTCCGATGCCGACACTGCCATCTCCAGCAATCACTAGTGCATCCGTATTTATTGAGCCTCCACTCGGATATGTGCGAAATTTGAATTTCCAACCATCTGATTCAACCCGTTGGTCAAAGTAAAATGTCCCATCATTTTCAGAATGCCAAAGTTCGTATCTCGTTACATCGCTTTGATTTGCAAAAATAACCCCGGCATCATTAGTAGAAGTAGCCGTTGTTGCTTCCAGTTTTATCCTCGGAGTATCGCCCTTAATGTGTAGTTCACAATCGGGGGCCGTTTCTCCAATCCCAACCCGACTATTTGATGCATCAATTGATAATGTATTACTGTCAAAATTAAGAGCATCAACTGCACCGTTGAGCGTGACATCTACTGTCTGAGCAGAGAGGTCCAGAGTGCCAGAATTTACATTAATTTCACCACTGGATGCAATCGTTAGATCCGTACCATCTCCTTCAATTTTCTCTCCGTCAGCACCAAACGTGAGACCTATGTCTGTGCCAATGTTAATGTCTCCACCTGCTTCAATAGAAAAATCTAGTTCTGCTGCTGCTATGTCTAGCTTTGTGCCGTTGCCTTCAATCTTTTCACCATCATTCCCGAATGTTAAACCAATGTCTTGTGGGATGTTTATATCTGCTCCTGCAGTCAGATTGATATCACCCGTACCATTAGTGTCAAAAGTAATCTCTCCGTTAACCCCGTCCTGAATCGTGATGGTTCCAGAGTTCGTTCCTGAGTTGGTATCTAAAACGAGGTCATAGGCACCATTGGAGGTCAGTTTCCCGGTTGCTCCTGTATTACCAATAACCACATGACCTGTCCCATTGGGTTTGAGGTTGATGGGATAATTGGTTGAGCTAGTTGCAATGTTGATGGCACCTGCAAAACTGGTTGCAGTCGAAAGCAACGTCCCTGTTTCATCTGGAACAGTGAGAGTGTTTGACCCAGTTCCTGAACCCAGATACTTCAGATTGACAGAACGTGTGGTTGCAGACCCTGAATTGTAGAAATACAGTTGCAAATCTGAGTGGATCATCTTTGCAATCCCATCAGTTTGTGTTTTGTCGTATTTGAAAGTGTATGAATTTCCTGAAGATGAAAACAACACCTGAGAGTTTGTTGTGGGAGAAGTGATTGCACCTCCTGTGGAGTTAAGAGATGCACCATTTGTTATCTGTACTGCAGTTCCAGATCCATTCCTCCAGTATAGATTTGCTCCATAAGAGTAGACTGAATAATTGGTGTCACCAGAGGACGATGCATGAATATCATTGTCTAAAACTGCATTCTTCAACTCGGTTGCACTGTTCTGGTTGAACTCCATATCTGCATTGATATTCAAGGCACTTGGAGTGAGTTGAACCCCCTTTCCTGAAGTGTGGTCATGAGCATCAAGTAACTCCCAGTTTGCATTGGTCTCAGTAGCCCATGTTGGTCCTGCAGTCACCCCAACAGAGGGTTCATTCAGGGACATATTGGAAGTAGTCATTGATCTCCTTAGAAAAAGTATATATCTGCAGTTGCAGATGAAGAACCCTTCAGTAAGATGAAGAGATTCTTGTTTGTATTGGTGGAATCTGATTCATAAATCACTGCATTTGCCTGTAACCGTGTGACAACAAATCCCTCATATTCTCTTCCTAATCCATGATTAACACGGGTGTCACTGGTCTCAATACTCAAATCCTTGATCAGAACTCCATCAGAGATGGGAAGTTCCAACAACGGGTTCAATGTAGTCTTGATATGACTCTGCAGTCTGGTCACTTCTGCATTCTCTGAGTGAATCTGAGTGAAATTAACTCTACCCATCATGCATAGTAGAATTGTTCATAGGACACCACATCTGTGACTACCTGTGGTTCTCCTGCATCCCTGTTTTGTGATTCTGTGATGATTCTTTCAACCAACTGGTTCTTCTGAACCATCAGTCCTGTCACATCCTGCTCCTCCTTGACCTGCATCTTGATGGCAGAGTCCACAATGAGGTACTCATCCCATCCTGCATAGAAATCAAACCGGGATTCGATGGTTCCATAACTGGTAGGATCTGCCAACCCTGTGGAGTCCAAGTCTGTAGTCACTGTGTTTGTT